ACATAGATGATGGTACAATATCTCTATATGGACTTGCTTAATGATTTACATTATAAAAACAAAAGAAAGGATTAAACAATGGCAACACCACATAAATTAGTTAATGGAGTACAAGTTCCTTTAACAGATGAAGAAATAGCACAAAGACAAGCAGATGAACAAGAATGGTTAAATGGTGCATTTGATAGAGCAATAGCTGATTTAAGAGCAAAAAGAAATAGACTACTTGCACAAACAGATTATTTGGCATTATCAGATAATACACTATCTAGTGATATGGCTACTTATAGACAATCATTAAGAGATATAACAGATGGATTAACCACTGTTGAAGAAGTAAACGCAGTAGTATTCCCCACTAAACCATAGGTAATTTATGGAAATAAGCGATAAGACAACTGTCGGGATGCCGATTAGAAATCTTATTGCGATTGCTGTCTCCGTTGCGTTGGGCGTTTGGGCATACTTCGGTGTGATTGAACGCCTCAATATCTTAGAAACCAATAGACAATTAATGGAAGCCGACTTACTCAAGAAGGCCGAACAAACACCTAAGAACCTAGAGATCTATATGTTAATTGAAATGAACGCTAAACAAATCGAAAAACATTCCCAACAACTAGAAGAAAATCTCCATACTCAAGTGATGTTAGAACACCTAGAAGAACAAGTCGATAAACTATTAAAGGATGTCGAGAAACTAAAAGATGCGACAAGAGATATTCAATTTGCTAATGGAAATGGTCATTAAATGTGGAAAGTAGTCTTAGCCTTATGTTTGTTTAGTTCTAATGGTGAATTATTAGAACATACCTTAATGGACAATGTAGGAGAGTGTTTAGAAAAAAAAAGAATTATGAAACGTAACATGGGAGATGTCACTATCGTATGTGGGGAAGTAGAAGCTGAGATTCAAGAAATACAAGGAAAAGAATTTATTAAATCAATAAGGAAGAAAACATGAGTATCACATCAATATCGGAAAGAGGAACAACCGAAGAGTTAAAGTTACAAATAGCTAGAGGCCAAATTCCTTATCACGAAGTTAGAAACATCTTTGGTTGGCAAGGATCAACCACTACAAGTTTTATCCCTTTGTGGGAAAATGCAACTGCTTATACCTATCCTGGATCTGCTCTTACAATGACTGTGACTTCTGCCTCCGCTAGTGATGATGGGGGTACAGTGACTATTATAGGATTAGATGCAAACTACGATATTATTTCTGAAACAGTGACTGCTGATAATGGTTCTGCACCTGTGACGACAAAAGGATTCTTTCGTATTAATGATGTGATCTTTGCTAATGACGGAACTAACGTAGGAGATATTACCATCTCTAATGGTGGTACTACTTATGCTAAAATATTAGCTGGAGTAGGAAGAAACCAAGCTAGTATTTATACTGTGCCGAATGGATATGAATATTACCTTTATCGTATTGATGCTTTTTCTAATGATAGTACATCAAGTAAACCAGGTTTATTTAGAAACTATGTTCAATATCCTACGGGAGCGGAATACGTAGTGGCTAGAACAACCTTTACAGGAAACATGAACATTCAAAGAAGATTGCCATTTAAGTACAACTCTAAAACAGATATACAATTTCAATTACAAACTAATTCTGGAACTCACGAAATGAATGTATTTGGTGAGGGTATTTTAATTGATACTACTATTTATAAGGGGGATTAATGAAACTAGAACTCAAGGTCATACTACCTTACATAGCATTAATAGTTGGGTTAGGTATGTCTTGGGGAATGTTCTCAGAACGCCTTGATGCAGTAGAAGCGAAAGCCGATAGGATTGCTAATATGCAAACAGATATCGCTATCATTAAAGAAAAGATTATGTGGATTGAAGATTATCTTTTAGAATCCCGTAAACAAAATATTCGTTACCCCTAGTTTATCCACAAATAATAGTATATAATTATTGACATATTGACGAATATGTACAAAAAAATATTAGTCATTTCTGACACTCACTTCCCTTATCATCACCCTGATACTTTCCCTTTTTTACAGAAATTAAACAAAGCCTATAAACCCGATCACGTGGTTCATATAGGAGATGAAATGGACTGGCACTCTATTAATGTTAGTCATGTGATTAATCCTGATCTCCCTAGCCCAGCTGACGAACTGTTGGTTGGGCAATCCCTTTGTAAACAATTAGAAAAGATATTCCCTAAAGTTGTCCTACTAGAAAGTAATCATGGTTCTATGGTTCTTCGTAGAGCAATGGCGAAAGGAATGTCTAAGTTCTTCATTAAAGACTATAACGAGATCTTAGATGTCGGTAAGGGTTGGCAATGGAAAGAACGCCACATTGTAGAAACAGATAAGGGTAGAATTATCTTTGCTCATCAGTTTTGTAAGGACATAGCCAAAGCAGTTAGAGAAGCAAGTATGTCTTGTGTTCAAGGACACTTCCACACAACAAGTGAAATTAAATATGTCGCTAATGACTTCCACCTTAATTGGGGGATGAGTGTCGGTTGTATGGTTGATAAGAAGTCTCTAGCTATGGCTTATATGAAAGTTAATATGGCTAAACCTATCCTATCTTGTGCTGTCATTACTGACGGAATACCCTATATCGTACCTATGATCTTAAAGAACTCTGGTAGTTGGGATAGAAATATCTATCTATGAGAATATTGCCTGGAAAAGATAAATTAATTTTTTCTGTTATTGATGAAGAGTCTAAAGAGTTCAATAAACTCAATGGTAAAAAGGGATATGTAGAGATATCCGACAAGAACCTTCTCATACTTTGGAAAGACCTATGTGATATAATAGAAGGCAAATGTATGAAGAAGTCAAAGAATCAATTATAGCCCACGAAGGCAAAGTCAATATGATCTATAAAGATCATCTCGGTAACGGAACATTTGGTATAGGACATTTGGTATTAGAATCAGATGATATACAATCTGGTGTTGCTTATGATGATGACAAGGTTATGGAGATCTTTGAAAAAGATTTTCAAATAGCATTAGACGATGCTCGATCTATTATTGATGAGGAATCTATCCCTAAAGAAGCGTTCTCTATTTTAATAGAGATGTGTTTCCAATTAGGAAAACCTCGTGTCTTAAAGTTTAAACGATTTTTATATCATCTCAACAAATGCGAATTTTTAGAGGCAGCCGATGAGATGGAAGATTCTAAATGGTGTAAAGTCGATACACCCAAACGTGCTAAATCATTAGCCGAAAGAATGAGAAACATTTAACAACCGAAAGGAGTTAGAGATGAAACAAGCATGGGATTGGGTATTAGGTTTATGGACTAAACTAAATACTCACGCAAAATGGATGATCCTTATTGTCTTAGCATTAATAGTTTATAACTGGTGGATAGCCTAATGTTATCCAAGCTATTAGGCGGATCTCTTGTGGACACTGTTGGTAAAGTTATCGACAGTGTTCATACTTCCGAAGAAGAAAAACTTGCTGCTAGAAATAAACTCAAAGAACTAGAAAACGAAATTAACTCTAAACAAATGGATATAAACTTAGCGGATGCTAAGTCTACTGCCACAGGTATTGGTGGTATTATGCAACGATCTTGGAGACCATTAATAGGAATGAGTTGTGCTCTTGCAATCTTTTGGGAGTATGTCGCTAAACAATTTATTATGTTTATTCTTGCTGCTTTTAGTATTGAACATGATCCTTTACCCGCATTAGACATGGGTGTCTTGATGCCTTTAGTCATGGCCCTCTTGGGTATGGCTGGGATTCGCAGCTTCGAGAAGGTTAAAAAAATTACGAAATGATCAAGTGTGAAAAATGTGGATGCTCTTGTCATTGTGAGATGACTTGTATAAACTGTGATTGTGCAGGTTGCACACATAAGGAGTAACACATGGCAACACTTAAAGAAGTAGAAAAACAACTAAGAGAAACAAAAAAAGAATTAAGAGAACAAAGAGCAAGGGTTGAGTTCTTATTAGAAAGACTAGAACTTGGGCATGAAAGAAATGCTGAGTTAAGAAAAAAGATTATGACCATGACCTTTGATGATGTTGTAAAGAACCAAAAAGAACTTTTACTATATCAAGAGAAGATGGCGAAAGACAAAGAACTTGTGGAAACATTTGAGAACCAGGTTAAACAATCGGAGAAACTAAATGCCTTATAGTAAGTATTCACCTAAACAAAAGAAGTTGGCCGCAATCAAGCCACCTCGTAAAAAGATTACTG